CTTAGAACATGTGTGTCGCGCCAAGAAGGTTTTCATTGCTCTAGATGGACTTGTACCGTACGCTAAGATCGTTCAGCAGCGGTATCGTCGTATGCGCATCAAGGAAGAAACTCCCTTTGATCGTAACCTTATTTCTCCAGATACGCCGTACATGCGCGAACTGGAAACTGCTTTAGCTGCCAAGTTTCCGTATGCTGAAATTAGCCGGACAACTGTTCCAGGTGAAGGCGAACATAAACTCATTGTAGATATGAAGAAGATTCCCGCTGAACAAAGAAGGTCAGTATGTATTTACGGTTTGGACGCTGACTTGATTCTCATTTGTCTCCAAAATAAGGAACTCTCAGATCCCGGCAAAATGCATCTCCTGCGTGAAAGCGCAGAGTTTGATGATCCGAAATTGAAAACTGCAGAGTTTGCTACCATGAATATCTGGGAACTTTCTACCCAGCTCCCACTTCCTACCGAACAATATATGGCTTTGTCTATGCTGTGTTTCGGTAATGATTTCATGCCGAATTTAGGAATGTTTTCGTTGCGTGAGGACGGGTACAATCGCGCTCTTCAATTTTACCAAGAATCTGGTCGTCCCGATCTACTTACACCTGAAGGAAGACACCAATTCTTCAAGTATTCTGCGTCTCGCGAGATGGGAGTGTTGAAAGAGCGTATTACTTTGCGAAAGCGACCTGAAGAAAAAGCTGTTTTGGGTAAAGATCAAACCGAGTTTTCCCGGAAGTACGGTTTGCACATCTTGGATGGTGTTCTAGATATGGAACCGGTCGTTGAAGCTTACTGGAAAACACTTCACTGGTCATGGCACTATTTCACTCAAAGTACTCCTATTAATTGGGGTTGGGTTTACCCTTATGCCGATGCGCCTCTCGTATCAGATATTGTCAAATATGCTGAAACAGGAGTACAAAAAAGTAAATTGAATTTTACTTTATCTGATCAATTACACTTCATTATGCCTGCTTCTTCTTTGAAAAAAACTAGGAGGCGCATAAAGTTCCCCGACGAACTTCATAACGAGGAAACACGTAATCCTTGGATGAAACGTCATTTTTGGGAAATGAAGCCGCGTATTTCTCTTCCGTGGAATCCTAACGACGAATTAACGAAAATCGTCCCGATCGCAAACTGAATCCTATCTGGATAGGATTTCCATCAGGTTTAAGACCGGGTAAAACAGTACCTGTATGACTACGAATTGACATAATTGGACGGACGATATCCGCTTCCGGAATTTGAACATTAAAGTTTGTTTCCCGAGGATTCCAGTACTCGTTATTTATTTTGATCATTTCACGTACAGATCGGGACATCATGAACCCTTCAGAGTCTGGAGTAGCCCAGTTGCGTTGGAGGTAAAGCAAATACTGATTGCGGTACTCCATTGTAGTCGTATTCTTTGTGAGCATTAGTAACGTATCAATACTGTCACGAACAGTTTGGATAATGGGTTTATCAAGACGAGCATTTACGGTATTATGCGCACGACATACAAATGCAAACACTTCCGCTCTACTATTCCACCATGATGGATTTCTTACCATATAAGTTTGGTACATTGATCCAAAATGAGTTTTGCATGAAGGACACGAAATCGTCTCAGCAAACAAATCAACAAATTTTTTCAGTACCATTTTATCTGAGTAACTGGGATTCTCAGGATAGTTTGCGGATATAGAGTGCAGCGTCAACCATCCAAGTGGCCCCCACCTGGCTGTCATTAATTATTCAGAGGAAATGAAACCAGCTAACATTGCGCCGCTCAGCATTTCTCGTTTAATGCGAGGAGGAGTTTCAGAGTTTTTTAGAAGGTTGTGTTTCTGAACAAGTTCATCAACCTTACGATCGCTCATTTTCGCGATCTTTTTCTTAATGGTCTTACGACGCCGTTTCTCGCCATGATCTGTGAATAGACGAATAGTATGTTTCCGTGAAGACTTTTTGAAAGGAGGGGGCTTGGCGGGATCAGATATGGGTCTAACTTTCAATGTCTTTTTCAAGACACCACGAGGAAACGTTTTCATACTCTTCTTCTTCCCGGCAGATAAAACAGGCTTGACTTCAGGCTTAGGTGCTGGTTTGGTTTCAGGTTTCTGGATGGGTTCGTCTGCTCCTACCTTGGTGATAGTCACTTTTTTCGTGTCGGACATACGATCCTATTATAAAAACGAATAATTAGATTTACGGGAACAGGATCTTATAGAACCATCATGGAGTGGGACGCAATCAAGACTTATTTTAAGAATGGTGTCCCGCGTCTTGTTGAGCATCAGATTGAATCATTTGAGGATTTCGTGCGTAATAAGATTCCCCTGATTGTTTGTTCAACAGCCCCGATTGTTGTATGGCACGAACAGGATGAGACCACCAAGAAGTACAAGTATGAATTCCGACTAACGTTTGAGAATATTACTTACACCAAGCCGCGTATCCAGGAAGCTACCGGGCGAATCAAGCCTATGTTTCCCCAGGACGCACGTACGCGCAATTTCACGTATGCTGCCCAAATGTTCTCGGATATCAGGTTTACGGCAAGATCGTACAAGGGACCTACATACGCAACCTTTGACGAAGAAGTCAAGGTGTTTGAGGGTGTATCTCTCGGCAAGATTCCTGTGATGCTTGGATCTTCGCTGTGTATTATGTCCGATTACCCGATGTCAAAAGAGGAAATTGGTGAATGTCCTTATGATCCATTTGGGTACTTTCTGATTCATGGATCGGAGCGTACAATCTTGAGCCAGGAGAAGGTGGCTGATAACCAGATTATGGTCTTCTTCAACAAGAAGACTGCTTCTAAATACACGTATTCGGCAGAAATGAAGTCGTTACACGAATCGTTCACGACTCCACCGAAGAAGCTGGAAGTGCGTATTTCCGCCAAGTTTAACGGTTACGGATACCCTCTCACAATGTGTGTTCCGCGGTTCCGTGAGGATATTCCACTGTGTGTAATGTTTCGCGCTTTCGGAGTTGAAAAGGATGAAGATATTGCTGACATTATTTGTCCCGATGGCGATGAGCGTCAGATGTCTGCTTTGTCTGCTTCGTTCCATGAGTGTGCTGATATCAAGGTATTTACCCGCGATGACGCCATTGAATACTTGACACATCATTTGCAGTATGGTACGACACAAGACGATAAGAAAGCGTATGTTCGTTCTTTGTTGGAAACAGAGTACCTTCCTCACGTCCGCTTTGGCGGAGATACGTCTCCCATCGCTGTGCTAGAAGCCCGAAAGATGATTCTAACTGGCTGGATTGTACGTAAGCTGATGCTCACGAGCGCAGGCAAGCTGAAGATTGATGATCGTGATGCGTACCCAAATAAGCGGGTAGTATCTACTGGCGCTCTCCTAACTCATTTGTTCCGCCAGTTGTTCCAAAAGGTATGCAAAGATATTCGCTCTAAGTTTGTTCACGAGGTGAATAATGATACGTGGAAGAAGCGCGAAACTCCTCGGCCTTTGGAAGTTCTTAACGTGAATAATCTGTACAAGATCCTGAAGGTGTCTACAATTGAAGGTAAGTTGAAGCAAGCTTTGGCTACCGGTAACTTTACAGTACAGGGTTTGGGTACATCTACGGTTTCAACTGCTACCAAGATGGGTGTATCTCAAGTTCTGAATCGTCTGTCGTATTCTGCAACGCTGAGTCACGTACGTCGTATTCAAACACCCGTTGAAAAATCCGGAAAGCTTCTAGCGCCACGTAAACTTCACGGTACATCTTGGGGGTATGTTTGTCCAGTAGAGACACCTGAGGGTCATTCAGTAGGTATTGTCAAGTCTATGTCTATGCTGACATCGGTGACACAACACAGTCCTGCGGCTGTAGTTCTGACATTTCTCAAGAATCAGCCCGTAGAATGGATTCGTGATATCCGGAAGTATGAAGGTACTATGGTTATTCTGAATGGAGTGATTTTGGGGTACACTACGATTCCAGAACTTCTGCACGCGGAGCTACGGAAGGCTAAGCGATCATTCAAGATTCATCCACATACTGGCATTTCATGGAACATTCACCAGAATATCCTGAATGTAGAAACTGATGGCGGTCGGTTTGTGCGTCCACTGTTTCGGGTAGAGGATGGCAAGATGCTTTCTCCCCCAGAACGGTCAGATGAATGGAACGATTGGGTGCGGACGTGTGTAGAGTACATTGATCCAGCGGAAACCGAAGTGATTCGGGTCTCAATGTTTCATCATGAAATCACGAAGTCGCACACGCACTGCGAGATTCATCCTACTCTGATTCTGGGCCATATGGCTTCTTCTATTCCATTCTCTGATCATAATCAGTCGCCGCGAAACACGTACCAGTCAGCTATGGGCAAACAGTCCATGGGTATCTTTGCTCGGAACTACGCTAAGCGACTTGATAAGAATGGATACATTCTATGTTCACCGATGCGTCCGTTTGTAGAAACCCGAATGATGAATGTTCTGAACACTCACGAAATGCCGAGTGGCGATAACGTGATTGTAGCTATTGGAATTTATTCAGGGTACAACCAGGAAGATTCCGTAATTATGAATCGGGCGGCAATTGATCGTGGAATGTTCCGGACTTTGTACTACACGATCTACAAGGATGAAGAGCATCGTAATGTTTCGTCAGGTAAAGAAGAGAAGTTCGCCAAGCCTCGGCGCGAAAACACGCGTGGATTCAAGACTAGCGCTTACCATGCGATTCAGGACAATGGCGCTCCGGCGTTGCACTCCTACATAAAGGAGAACGACGTAGTTATTGGAAAGGTCACGAGCTTAAAAAATGACCCGAATGGATACGCTTTCCGTGATTCGTCCACTATCCATCGCAATTCTGAAACTTGCCGAGTGGACGGAGTTTGGAACGAGAAGAATTCGGACGGGTACCCTTTCGTCAAAGTTCGTGTTGTGTCGGAACGTGTCCCCGAAGTTGGCGACAAGGTTTCTTCCCGTCACGGTCAAAAGGGTACTTGTGGCATCATTCTCAATGAAGAGGACATGCCTTATACGGCAAGTGGTTTGCGCCCCGATATTATCATGAACCCCCACGCCGTTCCTTCGCGCATGACGATTGCTCAGTTGATGGAAACTATGCATGGTAAGATTTGTGCAGAGAAAGGTACGCTGGGTGACGGGACTCCCTACTCACACCTAAAGATTGGAACTTTGAAGGAACATCTATTAGCTCTGGGTATGCATCCGTATGGTAACGAAATCATGTACAATGGTCAGACCGGCGAGATGATGGAAAGCGAGATCTTTATTGGTCCGACATTCTACCAGCGCCTCAAGCACATGGTAGTGGACAAGAAGCATTCTCGTTCGCGTGGTCCTATTGTTAGCTTGACGCGTCAACCTTGTGAGGGCAGGTCGCGTGATGGCGGTTTGCGTGTTGGTGAGATGGAACGTGATTGTATGATTTCACACGGTCTGTCGGTATTTACGAAGGAACGTTTGATGGACGTAAGCGATCCTTTCCGTACAGGATTCTGTAAGACTTGTGGAACTTTGGCAGTTGTGAATCCACTGGAAAACGTGTACCATTGTGGAAATTGTGGAATGAAAACTCACTTTGAAATGAAGACGATTCCTTATGCTGTAAAGCTTTGGTCACAAGAACTGGAATCTATGCACATTGTACCCCGAATGGTGTTTGAGTAGTTTAGATATTGACATTGATATAACATAATGATGATTAGAGCAGAATTAGTACACGGAAGTGGGTTGGGGAACCAGCTTTTTCTTTTAGCTTCTACTGAATCATTTGCTAAACAAACTGGTAGGAGGTTTTATATTGACCAGTCAAGAACTCCATACAATCCTCATTCGTCTACAAATTACTATGATTCAATCTTGAAGAACTTTCTTCCATTTAAGGAATTAACTGGGGTTGAATATGTCATTGAAGAACCAGATTCCCAAGAATACAGGGATTGGGTATCAATCATAAAAAGCATGAATATTCCGATGAATATATTACTTAAAGGGTATTTCCAGAATTGGAAGTATATTCAACCTGTTCGTGAAACATTTATTGAGAGACTGTCATTCAATACCGAAATTCTCAAAAAGTACCCGGATATTTCAAAAAGTGTTTTTGTTCATGTAAGAGGAACTGATTACCTTACTTGGGATGGATTCGTAGATTTGACGAAATATTATGAAAAGTGTCTTTCAATGATTCAAGATAAGATCGTGGTGTTTACCGATCATCCAGAGTATGCCAATAAGGTACTAAACAGACCATATCAATTCATTATGGAAAATGAAGTTGATTCGTTGTACCTTATGTCCAAATGCAAAGGATGTATTTGTTCCAACTCCACGTTTTCTTGGTGGGGAGCATACTTAAATCCAAATCGTCAAATTTTTATTCCATCAAAGTGGTGTAATAATACAGAAAACTACAGTTTTCCAGGAACAACTATTGTAGAAGTTTAATGATAATGCAGTACCTCGTAGAGTTCGTAGGTACTTTAGTTATCGTATATGCTCTTCTTTTGACTGACACGAATCCAGCAATTATGGCTATAGTTTACTTTGCAGTATACACTGTTGCTGGTGAAATTGCTACCGGTACATTCAATCCTTTGGGTGCTATGGGATACTATATGATCGGACGAATGTCGCTACAAGAAATGGCTTTGAATATAGCTACCCAGATTTTTGCGATGCAGGCAGCTGTTATCTCCTTTTTGCCAATAACGGCTTTCATAGGAGACATGTATTAATGTCAAATGAGCTTGTATCTTTACGTTATTGACCCTAATCATCGTGATCGCCAGCGTGTTCATGTTCAAAATCGTCGTATCACAGATTCTGGTGTAGATCTTCTTTGCCAGAACACCCATCTTGAATTTACCAACCGCAATGGAAATCTGCCGCCACATTTGGGTGTTGAAATCAAGACCGGCGTGATTGCAGCTGCTGTAGATAAGCAGGGTAAGCCAGCACCATACCTCCTTCTTGCTCGGTCATCTACTTCGCTAACTCCGCTGCGTATGTCAAATCAGGTAGGTCTGGCAGATGCAGGGTACCGTGGAGAACTTATTGCCCGCGTAGATTGTCTAGATTCACAACTGAGGGAATATACTATTCCTATGGGACATCGTTTGTTCCAGATCGTTCAGCATAATTGGCTGCCGTACGATCAGGTTATTTTGGTAGATTCTCCTGCCGATCTTCCTTCTGCCCACGATAATCGTGGAGGTGGTGGATTTGGATCTACAGGCAACTAACATCTAAAAAATAAGCCTCTTTAGCATAGTGGTATTGCGTCTGTCTTGTAGTCACTGACTAGTGAACAGAAGGTCGCGTGTTCGATTCACGCAGGAGGCACATTCGGTGGTTCAAACGAGATCCCGAATGAGCCACAGGGAAATGGCATCATGTACGACTGCTCCCCAGTATGCAGTGTACAAAGATTGTCCAAAAACAAATATCATCCCTAGAATGAGGACGATAGAGCGCAGGAAAGTGTTGAGAATCGGGTTCGCGGTCGGCAGTAGCAGGACGTTCATTTATCCCCCTAAATATTTTTTCTTGCAGTAGAGCATAAACACAAAATGGGAGGTGGTCTGATGCAGCTCGTATCGTATGGTGCGCAGGATATTTACATCTCGGGCAACCCCCAGATTACGTTCTGGAAGATTCTGTACAAGCGCCACACGAACTTCGCCGTTGAGTCCATTGAGGTTACCTTCAACGGCCAGGCCGACTTCAACAAGCGCGTAACGGCCGTCATCAACCGCAACGCCGACCTGATGTACAAGACGTACATCCAGGTTGTACTCCCTGAGATTGACCTGACGGGTACCGCTGGCTTCCGCTGGCTCAACTACATCGGCCACCGCCTGATCAACCAGGTTGAGCTGGAGATCGGCGGCCAGCGCATTGATCGCCAGTACGGTGACTGGATGCAGATTTGGACGCAGCTGTCGACGGATGCCGGTAACATTGCCGTACTGGACTCCATGCTCGGCAACACGCACGACCTTGTGCTGATGAAGCGCGGCACGGGCCTGGCCCTAGATGCGACCTGCTCTGCCTCAGAGACGACCATCTCTTGCGTCCCCCGCTCCGGCACGCCCGCCAAGACGCTCTACATCCCCCTCCAGTTCTGGTTCTGCCGCAACCCGGGTGTCGCTATCCCGCTCATTGCGCTCCAGTACCACGAGGTCCGCATCAACGTTGACTTTGAGACGTGGCAGAACTGCATCTACGCCGAGGCCTCTGTCGGTGTTCCTTCAACGTCCGGCCCGGGTGTTGCCCAGTCGCTGGCCGCCGCCTCTATCTACGTTGACTACGTCTACCTGGACACGGAGGAGCGCCGCCGCTTCGCCCAGCAGTCCCACGAGTACCTCATTGAGCAGGTACAGTACACGGGTGCTGAGTCTATCACGTCCTCGTCCAACAAGGTCCAGCTGAACTTTAACCACCCCGTCAAGGAGCTACAGTGGGTCGTCCAGCGCGACTCGTTCGTTGACTGCTCAACGTCCACGTGGCTCGCGTCGGTTGGCGGTGCGCAGCCCTTCAACTACTCCGATGACTTCTCAACGGACGGCATGATCACGTCGCTGCTCGCGCAGGCGTCGGGTTCTTCTGTCGCTGCCCAGGCCACTTACACGGCTTCGGCTCAGCTGGCTTCGGCCGCGCTGGGCCAGGGCGCGACGGAGGGTACGGCCCTCATCGGTGCGGACAACCAGGACCTTGCTGGCGTTGCGGAGTTCGACTCGGGCGTCAACTACCTGCTCGCGAAGGTCATCCTTGCCTCCAACGTGCGCTGCGAGGGCAAGAACCCCGTGGAGGTTGCCAAGCTGCAGCTCAACGGCCAGGACCGCTTCACGGAGCGTGAGGGCGCCTACTTCGACAAGGTCCAGCCTTACCAGCACCACAGCCGCTCGCCGTCCACGGGCATCAACGTGTACTCGTTCGCCCTGCGCCCCGAGGAACACCAGCCTTCCGGAACGTGCAACTTCTCGCGCATTGACAAGGCCACGCTCCAGCTCACGGTCTCGCTCAACACGGTTGTTGGCACCCGCACGGCGCAGGTACGCGTCTACGCGCTCAACTACAACGTCCTCCGCGTCATGTCCGGCATGGGTGGCCTCGCGTACAGCAACTAAGCGTGAAACTAAGACATATCGTAATCGCAATTCTAAGGGCTTAAAAACCCACAATTGAGTTTCAAGACTGAACTTCAATTGTGTTATAAAAATAATGTTCACGCTACGTGATTGGCAGCGCAATCCTAAACATAAGCCAAACCTTATTATCAACGCATCTGCCATTGACGGATCTGATTCTCCCCAAAAGTTCCCTATTGGATTATGTTATCACTATGTTACACTTAAACACCTAGAGACACAACTAGGTGATCATAAAAATATAGTTTTTTGTGGAATTCGCGAATCTACCGATACAAATAGGCGCCGAAAAACGTTAAACAGATCAACTATTCTGCGTACATTATCATCTAACGGTATTGAAAACACAGTTCTTCCGCATTCCGAGTACTTTACTACATTACCAAACTACAAATTTGTTATAAGTCCTGAAGGAAACGGTGTAGATTGTCATCGGCATTATGAAGCACTTATGGCTGGATGTATTCCCATAGTAGAAGACAGCGAACATATTAGATCAGTGTACGGTAATTGTCCAATACTGTACACAACTGACTACTCAGAAATCAATCCAGAATACCTTGAGAAAAAGTACTCTGAAATGATTGACAAGAAATACGACTTTTCACGACTGTTTATGTCGTCGTATTCTGCAGAAATACAAAGTGAAATTAAAAGGAACAGTTCTTTTTGGACTATTCCAGATTTTCAACAAAAGATTCGGTGGGGTTTGAATGCTTCTTGTGTAAAATAACGCACTGTTTATGGATATCTAATATGTCTTTTTCCAGAAGATGTTTATCTCGCTTTGCAGAAACGTTTACTATAAGTGATGTTTTAAACATATATCTCATCACACTCTTCCAATACATTTGTGATTGTAAAGATGGAGAATTTATGGTATAGAACAAGACCATATATATAATAATGTAATCGTATCCTCTAATTTTATCAAACTTTGCTACCATATACTGAATATACTTGTCTAATAAAGTCATCATACATTGAAAAACGGGACTTCCAGTCTTGTAAAGCGCTACACCATTCAAATGAAGACGGTCACAGTAATCTGATACAGCATGATTTATTGAGATGTACTCCCCGTCATATGTACTTCCAGATACTAAAAAGTATTCTACAGAGACGTAACTCTTAGTTTTTTCAAACCATCTAGGGAATAGTTTACAATCAGTTTCTAATAAAAGCGTAGTGTTGTATTTTTTACATACTTCCATAGCTTTCATAAACAGTATATTAGGACCACTTATTAATCCGTATGGAGGAATTGGCTTTCCTACAAAAGAGTTATAATTCCATATATCAATGTATATATCATTGTCTGCATGAATATCTATATTGATAAGATTTACTGACTTGAATATGTTTGTAACCATGTCTAATAAAATGGGTTCGTGATTTGAGTTATTTGTGAAAATATTTAAATCAAGATCGTTTATCGGAGTTGTTTCGCTGATATTCTTCAATAATTTTGTTAATGATCCTTCGTTTATTTCGCGACTTGTTGTTAAAATTGCAATAGACTCTAGATTATTCATGGGTTCGTCTTTGAAACTAGGTAATTCGGAATCAGGTATAATAGGAAAAGTTATAACGGGAATAGGTGTAACAGGAACGGTTGTATTTTCTTTTCTTATAAATTTTCCTCCTTTAAGTGAAAACATCTTATTAAAACACAATGTTTTCAGTATAATAAATGGACGCTACAGCTATGGCCGGTTCTCGTCGTAAGACCATGCGCAGCAAGAAGATTGGGTCCCGTCGCAAAGTATGGAACGGGACGGCTGAGAAGACAAAGGGTGGGTTGACGCGCAAAGATTTGAAGAAGAATAAGCATGGACGTATTGTGAGCGTCAAGCGTAGTGCGCGCGGTGGAGCGATGGCAATGGCTGGTGGGTATGACAGCAGCAGCTCTGATGAAGCGTAAAAAGAAAGATGAGGAATAAATAATGAAAGTCAAGACTTGGCATATTGGATGTCTTATAGTTTTAATTGCGGCGGCTTTGTATTTTCTTGTAGGTAGTCGCGAAGGACTGGATAATCCTGCGTGCCCGGTAGGAGCTCCGGGAATCAGCAGTGTAACCCAGAGTGGTGGACAGAATATTCGTTTGTACACCCAGTCAGAATGCTCCGCGATGGGAGGGAACTTTGCTGCGAATGGTAAGAAGAATTGGGGAATGGCTAACGATAGTGTTGGCGAGTGCATAGGTACGACAAATGGTATTAATGTTGGATTCTGTAATCAGGGTGCTCCTCCTTCTGCAGCTGCAACGACTGCAGTTGGTGGGGGCAGTTCTACATCTGCAGGGGAATCTTCGTGCTGGGGAAATTTAGTAGATGGATCTACTGGTTCATTTATTAGTCAGGCTGGCGAGAATTCAGGTATGGGTGCTATTGGAACAGGGCCAAAATATACAACCTCAGCAGATGCACAGGCAGCTTGTGCATCGGACAGTACGTGTACAGGAGTAATCAAGACAAGACTACCAAGTGGAGTATCAAACCAACCTGGTGAACCTGGGTATATAAAGTATACTGGACCACCAGAGATAGTTCCTAGACCAGGTATGAAAAGTATTCCATCAGGACAGTACACATTCCTACCCAAGATTCCGTGTAGCTCTTCTACAACTCCTCCAACGGCATCACCAATGCCCCCAGGTCCAACGGGAACGACTGGTGGAGCGTCAATGGCTCCTCCAACAGTCCCAACCCCATTTCCAACGCCATCAAGTGCATCTGCGCCATCGTACAGTCTTACATGCACGGCTTCTCCAGTTTCTGGAATGGTTGGTTCGGCTGCAGCTATGCCTGAAACTCCAGCTGCTTGGAATGTGACTCAACCTCCTTCCGGCTGGAATTCTAAGAACGGGTACACCACTACTGGAAACTAAACTAAACTAAAC